AGCAATAAATACGATCGCATTTTATCGATCCAGCAATATTATCAAAATGGTAGAACTTACTACAATGATAAGAAAAAAAGCCACCACAGCACGCAGGAAGGCATTGCACAGCTGCTTGGAATAGAACCGGGCTACAAAACCCACGACGATGCACCCGATGCAGACCAACAAGCTATAAAATGGCTTTCAAGTTGGCTATACACCGGAAGCCGTGCAAACGTGCTTACCGGAAACATTAAACGCGAAACACATTTTTAACTATGGCATATCTATTTTTAGCCGCGGCTGATTTTGAGCCGCATATACAAAGCAAATTGCTCACTGCAAACAGTGAGAGCCCAATTGCAACTATAATGGAACCCATTGAAAAGCAAAACATCGCCTTCATTCGCTCCAAGCTTTCCGGGCGTTACGATATGGATCCTGTTTTTGCAGCTTCAGGTGACGATCGCAACCAGGTTATTTTGAAGATACTGCTAAAGATGTGCCTTTATGACTTTATCCGAAGAAATGCAGCACGGAAAGTGCCGGATGATTACCGTGAGGATTACAACTGGGCCATTAAGGAACTGGAAAAATTGCAAAGCGGCCATTCCTATGCAGAGCTGCCCGGATATGAAGACGGCAACGACAATTACATTTAAGCTATGGGAATTAAAACCTGGTTACAGAATAAAGCAAAAAGTGAAGTACTGAAAGATCCGGAATCGGTGAAGGAAGTATTGCGCCTGGCTCCTGAAGATTTGGTGCGTATTGAAAACTATGTACGCGTAACCGCAGCTGGAAAAACAGGCGGTAAAAGTATTACTGGCGGCATAACCGGCAACGCTACCTTTTTTCAACCCAAAACCATTAAGGACTGGAACGCCGCGGTACAATCTGCTACGGATCCGGAACGGCCTAACTTCCAATTTTGGAAAGAAATCTGGGAAAATCTGTTACTGGATGCACACGTGCGCAGCGTAATTGAAAGCCGGGTTAAACGTGTTTTACGATCAAAATATGATTTGATCAACCAATCGGGCGATGTGGCCGATAGCACTATAAAAGATTTATTGAAGCGTCCGTGGTTTGAAAGTTTTGTGACTTTTGCAGTTATGACGAAGTTTACCGGATTGAAGGTTCTGGAAACTTTTGACACAAACGAGTTTGGCGAATTATTGAAATGCTCCGATATTCCACAGGGGCACATTATCCCAAAGAAACAGGAAATTGCAAAAGAAGCCGGTGGCGAAGATGGCACCAGTTATGTGAAAGGTCCGTTAGCGAATTATTACATAGAAGTAGGCGAAGCGGAAGACCTTGGTATTCTCAGCCACATTGCCACTTACATTCTGGCGAAGAAAAAAGCAATGGGCGCTTTCTTGGACTATCTGCATAAATTCGGCGTGCCAATTATTATCAATACCGATAATTACAGCAAAGAACGCCAAGCAGAGTTACTTCAAATGGGTGTTGAAATGCACAACAACCACGTAATGGTAATTCAGGGCAATGAAACCTTTACGCTCGGCCAAGTTCCTGCAGGTGGAAATACAAACATCTTTTTCGACTTCATTAAATTGATGAATTCCGAAATTTCAAAAGCTATTTTGGGGCAGGACGGTACCACCGAAAATAAGGACGGTGCCGGAACATACGGAAGCTTAAAAGTAATGCAGGAAGTGGCAGACGATCGTCACGAAAGCGACAAGCTTTTTGTGCAATATGTAATCAATAGTGAGCTGCTTCCGCGATTGCCAAAAATTAGCAGTTTTTACGCTCCTTTAACGGGACTTAAATTTGATTGGGACGAGAGTGACGAGATGGACCAAAAAACCTATGTGGAAAGCGCAGTGAGTTTGGCACAGGCAGGTTTTGAGTTAGATCTTAACGAACTCAGTGAACGCTCCGGGATAACCGTTAAAAGTTTCCGCGCTCCTTTTGGAAACACGCCACCCGATCCTTCAAAAGAAGATCCTAAAAAAAAAAGCCCGACCCAAAAGTAACTAAAGCAGCAATCTCAGCATTTTACGAGCGTGAAGGCTGTGGCCACGGTTTTGAAACTCCGCAGGCGTTTGATCTTTCCGGATGGGTTAAGATGATAACCCGAATTGCAAAGCTGCTCCACAAAGGCAAACTGAAACCTGCAGATCTTGACCAGGAACTGCTTACCAAAACCTTTTCAGAATTAAGCAAAGGTGCAAAAAGCGGTTGGGGCAAAGATTGGGACAAACTTAAAAAGGCCAGTGATCCGGTTGTAACGCAAATTGAAAATAACCTTTATTTCTTCAGTGCGGCAAAAACGTACCAGCAGCTGTTAGATTTCAACTCGATGCTTCTGGACGAAAATGGTAAAATTAGAAGCTTTACCGAATTCCGCAGAAAGGTGATGGTGCTGCACGAAACCTATAACCAAAACTATCTGCAGTCAGAATACCAAACCGCCGTGCGCAGTAGCCAAGCCGCCAAACAATGGCAGAAGTTTGTTGCCGATGCAGATCTATTCCCAAATCTGGAATATAGAACCGTGGGCGATGAGCGCGTGCGCGACGAACACGAAAAGCTGGAGGGCGTTATAAAACCAATAAACGATGCTTTTTGGGACAAACACTATCCGCCAAACGGGTGGCGTTGCCGTTGCTCGGTTCGGCAGAGTGATGCGCCTGCAACCAAGGGAGTTCCAAAAGTAACCGTGGATCGTGGTTTTGAAAACAACGTGGGCAAAAGCGGAATGGTTTTTAACCCGGACGGCCATCCATATTTTGCGATGGATAAAAAGCAGCTGGACAAACTGAAAAAGAAGAAACCGAAGGATGAGTAAATTTGAAAAGGCTCCAGACTTTAACGCGATGGGCGCACAGCTCGTGAATGATGCCGTGCGTTATGCCAGCGTGAAAGGTCTGCAGTTTTTCCAGGACAGTTTTTACAAAGGCGGGTTTACCGATAAGAGTTTTGAAAAGTGGGAAGGGCGAAAAGGCGATGTGGATCCCGGGCGAAAGATACTGGTGAAAAGTGCCTTTTTGATGAATTCGCTGCAGGTTGAAGTGAACGACAAAAAAGTGATCTTTTTCAGTGATGCCGAATATGCCGATATTCATAACAACGGTGGCGTTATAAATGTGAAGGTTACCGAAAGAAGCCGGAAGTACTTTTGGTATATGTTCTACCAGACGAAAAAACAATTTTGGAAAAACATGGCGCTCACGAAAAAAGAAATGTTTACCGTAACCATCCCAAAACGGCAATTTTTGGGGCACAGTGATACGCTTATGGCCAATCTGGACGAATGGCTTTTAAATACTATAATAAAACGCTTTAAAACTCCATAAAATGAGTAAAAATGTAATTGAAATTTTAGAAGACGAAGTTGGCAACAAACAAGCATTCTTTATTTGTCCTGGTTGCGGAGATGGACACGCTCCATATATTGAAGGCAAAGGAGTTCCTGTTTGGGGCTTCAATAACAATCTTGAAAAACCAACGCTAATGCCTTCAATTTTGGTAAGAAGTGGAAATGCAAACGGTCCCACAAGATGCCACAGTTTTGTAACTGATGGAAAAATAAAGTTTTTAGGTGATTGTACACACGACCTGAAAAACACAACAGTTGAATTAAAAGAAATATAGCAATGGTAGAGGAAAACTATAAACAGGATTTTACAGGATTGTATCTTGAAATGTGCGAAGCCGTAGCCGAAAAAATACCGGAAGTGGCGTGGCAGGATCTGTGGCACAACCAGGTTAACTTTTTGGAAGACGAACACCCGTTCCCCACACCTGCGTGGTTTTATGCCATTCGTATTCTGGACACGGAAGATGCAAGCGAAAAAGCGCAGGACTGTGATGTGCAGGTGGATATTTACCACTATGATGAGAGTTTTAATGACACCTACGCAGGAAGTTATAACCAAGAAGGTGCTTTGGACTTTCTGAGAAATTGCCAAAAAGCCTTCCAACTATTCCACGGCACAACCGGCAATACCTACAGCGAAATGCGCCGTGTGGCCTTTACGCCAGTTGATACCGGAAGCGCGGGCAATCTGTACCGCCAAAGCTTTCAGTGTAAATTACGAGATTTGAGCGCGATGCTTAAATATGATGAAGTAACGCCCAACGAAGTGACAATTATTCGGGAAGATTCTCCAGTCGTGGTGATTCCTCAAGAAGGCGGTTATAAGATTCCTGGCTAACAGTAATTTTTAAATTTCTTGTATCATTTTTGGCGTATTCAATAAACTGCTGTTGCAAATTTTCCTGAGAAATAATAACCTGCTCAAGTAACTTATAAATATCGCCACCCTGTAGAATTGAACGTACGACTTTATTAAATACTGCATTAGTTTGAAAAAGTTTTTCCCCATTTTCAAAACGAGACAATAACTCGTCAAGTGAGCTAAAATTATTTTGGACGGACATAATATATATTTTAAGTAAAGTTAATAAATTAAACCGAAACCCTATAAAGAAGCCTTTCCAATGTGCTGGCTGATAGGTAATGTTTGTGTGCAGCTTTGGCGATGCACCAGGATTCATTGTAGATCCTAACCTTCTGGCCGTTCAAGATTTCTGTTTTATTGGCAAGTTTGTGGTAGAGCGCCACGGCATCTCTGTGCTTCCGCTGGGTGTTTGGGGTTGTGGCTTTGCTCATTGTGGACGTTTGAAACAAATATAACGCCAAAAGCTACGCCAGTCAACCCTTTAGCGGGTGTTGGAAGTTAACAGCTTGTTAACAGTTAGCGAAAAAGCAATCCTGCAGTTTTGCACCATTTAGGCCATTCATAATAAACTCCACAACCTTCGTGATTTTTACAGCCTTTGTTTGTGCAATATATAAACCAGGTTTCTTCTTTAGCAGGCGGGTAATTTTCAAATTCATCATTAACCATAGCCTTTACTATAGGCCATCCACAATCCGCGCAAAAGTTCTTTTCAAGAATAAAGGCTGTTTCATCTGTGGGCTTTGGTTTTAAAAAACTCATAATTATTCTACCTGAAAATCCAACAGTTTATAAGGTTGGCAGCCGGCATTGTATTTTACCTTTAACCAAAACTGTCCGTTTACATCCATCCCCAATTTGTTTTCAGAGGTGAATGTTTCCGAAAATGTAATGATGCCCTCTTCCGGCTCTGTATCAACTACATGCCGAAGCGATAAAAATACAAATCCGTGTTCTGGTTTTTCGCCATTAATTTTTAAGGTTTTGGGGTATTTTACACTTCCGTTAAGCAGGACGGTTGCTATTTCAGAAATGCTTTTGCCCTTGCCGTTATCCTGCAGGGCAGAGGTTTCTGCAAATTCTTCTAAAATGGCAGCGCGACCCGGAGCAGTGGTTTCGCTCCAATCTATTTGACAGTGTTTGTCAACTACCTGTTTTGTCTCTTTATCTCGCTTGCTCGATGATATGTTTCCCACGAAAAGGAAAAAGAGGAAGATTCCTAAAATTATTCCGAAAATAGTTAGCATTGTTTTCATAATGAACGGTTTTAAATTGGGTTTATAAATGTATTAAATAAAGCTTAGATTGGCATTTTTATTTTTTCCAAAACTCTTTTTTAAACGTGGGTATAGATCTGAGTAGTTTTAATATTTTTGTGGCCCGAATTTCCATAATTAAATTATTGATTTTATTAGTGTTTAGAGATGGTTTTTATATATATATGTTAGCATTAATACTACTGTCCGTATTTCAATTTAAGTTCTTCGTATTTTTTACGCTCACGCTCTGCCTTTCTTTCGGCTGCTTTTAACTTCTTTTCTTCTGCCTCTTTTCGCTTATTAAATTCAGTATCATTTTCTAATCTCATTCCATATG